TTATTTCTATCTCTAGTACATATAATAGCGTGTATATTCATATACTATGATATAAGAACCAAACCAGCTTTTTATGAAAAATCAAGAATTATTAAAAGAATTTAAACGGTGTGCTGATGATCCTATTTACTTTATTTCTAAATATGTAAAGGTTACACACCCAGTTCGCGGGTTAGTTCCTTTTGATTTGTATCCTTTTCAACATAGAATTCTAGATAATTTACAAAAGCACAGATTTAATATTCTTAGAAAGTTTCGACAAGCGGGGTGTACTACGATTGCGGCGAGCTACTCTTTATGGATGGTAATTTTTCAGAAACATAAGTCTGTTATTATTCTTTCTAAGGGAGATTCCGAATCAACAGAAGTTTTAGATAGAATCAAACTGATGTATGAGGAACTTCCTATGTTTTTAAGACCTGGGGTGGCAGAGGATAATAAGCACACTCTTAAGTTAAAAACAGGATCCGTAATCAAGTCTCGTCCTTCGGGTAAACAATCAGGACGCTCTCTTGCGGGGTCGTTCTTGATTATTGATGAAGCTGCCTTTATTGAGGCTATTGATACTATTTGGGCTGCTGTATTTCCTATTATCTCTACTGGTGGTCAAGCCTTTGTTATTTCTACTGTAAATGGTATTGGTAATTGGTATCATGATGTTTATCAGGCAGCAATTAGTGGAGAGAACTCATTTAATTCAATTGATATTAGGTGGCAAGAGCATCCTGAATATAATTATAATCCTGATTATGAGCATCTCTATGAGATTATGAGGGAAAAAGGATTAGATATTCATAAATGGGAAGAGACCACCAAAGCAAATATGCCCATGAAGCAGTGGCTTCAAGAATATGAGTGTTCATTCTTGGGGACTGGTGATACTTATATTGAGGGAAATGTACTAAAACAAATATCTTCTCAAACAAGTGAAGAATATTTTACCAAATATAATAATAGAATGAGGGTTTGGCAAGACCCTCAGCAGCAATATACTTATCTCATTTCTTGTGATACTTCTCTTGGTAGAGATAGAGATTACTCCGCTTTTCATGTTATTAATCTCTACAATGGACAACAGGTTGCTGAGTTTTACTCTAACAGAACTCCAATAAATGAGTTTGCTAAAATTTTATTTAACGAAGGAACGCTATATAATGTAGCTCATGTTATATGTGAGCGAAATACTATTGGAAACAACTTAATTGACTGGCTCTATAATGTATATGAGTATGAGAATCTGTGGGCTGATGAGAAGGATGACCTGGGTTTTCAAGTAACTGCAAAAAATAGAGAAAGTATACTAGCTGAACTTGAAGAAGCACTAAGAACTGAATTACTTAAAATTAATTCAACCAGAACTTGTGACGAATTAACAACTTTTATTATTACTGAAGGTGGTAGAGCAGCAGCGGAAAGGGGTCATCATGACGATTTAGTTATGAGTTTAGCCTTAGCGGTTCATGCCTACAAAAACTTATTAGATTCAACTCCCCTTGAGTTTGTTTCTAGACGAGAAATAAATGATAAACCCCTAATGCCAAGTAAACATTACAAGCATACTTACAAAACTGCACATGGGGGGATGGCAGAGGAAGATTTTAAATGGCTGATGAAATAAAAGACGAATTGAATGAAAGTGGCTATACCACTTTTACTGGATCTGAAGTTGGGACGGGAACCTACTATACTCCGACAGGTCCTATAGGAAGATTCTTTGCAAAGTTTTTCGCTACTAAAGCGCAAACAGCTGCTGTAAGAGCTATTGATACGGGTCATGTTTTACCGGAGACAGGGGACACTGTAGTTAGCACAGAAGTAATTAAGGATACGAAGGTAGATGATGGTCCCGCTATTGGAGGTATCCAAAGAAATCCAATCTTACCTCAACTAGAACTCAATAGAAGAAGACGCTATAGAGAGTACGAGGAAATGGATGAGTATCCCGAAATTGGGGCCGCTTTCGATATTTACGCTGATGACTCTACTCAGAAGGGCACAAGGGCTGAAAGGTGGTCTGTGAAATCAGAGAGTGATTTCGTTGTTGATGAGGTTACTCGTTTATTTGAACAACTTAATATGCACAGATTTTTATGGGATATCGTTAGAAATACTGTAAAATATGGGGATTGTTTTACTGAATTAGTTTTAGATGTTAATAAACCAGAGGAGGGTATTAAGAAAATCAAGATTCTTAATCCTAATTGGATCCTTAGGGTGGAAACCGAATTTGGATATCTTAAAAAGTTCTTGCAAGAGATTCCCAACTTAGAATCTCTTCAATATGCTGAAGTGGGCCAGTCTAATGATAGTAGACCTGTTAAGTATATTGAACTTGATAAGAATCAAATTATTCATTTTAGATTACATACCTCTGACCCGGTATTTTATCCCTACGGGAAATCAATAGCTGCTTTATGTCATAGAGTATTCAGATCTCTTAAAATGATGGAAGATGCTATGATGATTTACAGGTTATCACGGGCTCCTGAAAGACGCATTTTTTATGTAGATACGGGTAATCTTCCCACAAGTAAGGCTGAAATGTTTATTGAGCGTCTTAAGCAAAAGTTTAAGAAGGAAAAGTACTATAATTCTCCCAAAGGTACTGTTGATGCTCGATATAATCCTATGTCAATGGATGAAGACTTCTTTGTTCCTACAAAGAATGGAAGAGGAACTAAAATTGATACTCTCCCAGGAGCCACTAACCTTGGAGAAATTGAAGATGTTCGATATTACAGAGATAAACTTCTTGCTGCGTTAAAAGTTCCTAAAGACTATCTTGTGGAGAAGGACAAGTCTCCAGAAAGAAAAGCTAATCTGTCTCAACTTGATGTTAAATTTGCTAGAACAATTCAAAGAGTACAGGTTGATATTGAGGCAGGTTTAGAAAATTTAGCCAAACGCCACCTACAGCTAAAAGGCTTTCCTGCGGCTTTAATCAAAAAATTGAGAATTGCTCTTCCTGAGCCTTCCGATATGTTGGCAAAAAGGAAACTTGATATTGATGAGCAAAAAATTAGAGTTATTCAGGGTGTTCAACAGCTTAATCTTTTCTCTACAGAGTCTATTTATAAAGAATTTTATAATATGACGGATGAGGAGATTAGGAGAATGCAAAGCGAATTAGAAAAGGATCAGGAGAAGCTGGCTGAACAGCAGATGGCTGCTGAGGGTATGGCTGGTCCAGGACCAGGGGAAGCGGGGGGTCAGGAACCTGCCGAAAACCTTTCTCCTACGGCAAACGAAGAAAGGGTTTCAAGTTTAGAAACCTTGAAGGATTTAGTTCTAGAAGATAACAAAAAAGAAGTTATTTCTAGGATAATTAAAAAACAACAGCAAAAAATGGAAGGTACAACTAAAAACTAATATATATAAGTTTAGGGGTTGTAAAAATGGAGATAAACAATGTTTTCAAAATTATTTGAAGAAAGAGATAAAACTATTACTCACCTTGTTAAATTAGGTGATTGCATAGCCAGATCNTTACGAGAGAATGTTAGCTTGTTTGCTATTGATAGCAATAATTCACAAGTTTCATATCTTACAAAGAATGGTAAAGTTATAAGTGGAGAATATTCCATAGGACAAGATGTTAGTATAAATAATATTAAAGTTCAAGATTCCTCAGTTTTTGAGGATGGTGAACAACTTGATTCCTTTGTTAATGATAAAATCCACTCTTTTGTTGAAAGTATTCATTATGGAGAATATANTTCTGCTGATGATTCTTTCTCTGATATTTTATCTCTATGGGAAAACCGACTTAAATTATCAACAGTTCAAGCTAAACTTTACGAACAAAGTACTCGATTACAAAATATTGAGTGTATTGTAGAGTCTAGTGAGTTCCAAAAGCTTCTTGAAGTTTCCCCCCAACTTCATGATTTTTTAAAGGAGAATTTTGAAAAAATTACCTTGGTTCCTGAAGTTAGAAATGCAATAAATCTTTCAAATGCAGTTTCTCAAGCTTTTAATTTTCCAAGATTAACTTTAGAAGAAATTGAGGAAAGTAAAACTTACACTCTAAAAAACGCAGTAACTCCCTCTATTTATGATATGGTGTGCCGTCAAGAGCTTGTAAAGAGAGAACTTATCGAATCAAAGAAGAGCTTTGATACGATTTGGGCAGATAATGCTTCTATTCAAAAGCTTGCAGGTATGGTTTTTGAAAGTGATGAGGCCGTTGTTAAAGTACTTTCCGAAGCTCTTCAGGAAGTTCCTTACCTCGCTTTAGCTTCCAAGAGAAATTTGTTTAATACCTTCTCCAATTGTCTTGCCCAGGCCGATGGTATTGGTGTTTCTGAGAAAGATATTCANAACTTCTCCTCTCGTATTTTTGAGTACAAGAAAGAAGTAAAGAAGGTCTTTATTCAAAATATTAACGAAAAATATGGAGTTAACATTCAAAATCTCCAAAATCCTGCTTCCTTTAAGAGTTTAGCTAATACTCAAGTGGTTATCTTTGAAGCCCTTTCCCGATTATCTCCAAAGGGTACTGTGCTTAAAGAAGTTCTTTCTGAAATGGCCCAAAGTCTTAAGTCCAAATGCGGAGTTGAATGTATTGATATTAATGATTATCTCTTAGAGATGTTTATTAGTGTTGGTTATGATGAGGTGTTAGAAGAGGCAAACATGGATAATCTTCCTAAAGTAAACTTTAAACGAGTGAGTAAGGATCTCACAGATATTCAAGATTTAGTTAAAAATCTTCAGGATAAGATAGTTAGGGATCAAGAGTACTCAAGCGATGAGAGTTTGGATAACAAAAAACTTGCCGCTCAAGAGACAGCAGAAACTCCTGCTAAACCTCCTGCGGCCCCTCCCGCTGAAGAAGCGCCTCCTCCAACTACTGGGGAAGACCCAAATCAGGAGGCTCAAGGAGTCCCTCCCGAAGCTCCTGCCGAAAAAGACCCTACAGATGATGAGGTGCTTCCTTCTGTTGGAACCCAGAAAGATGTTGTTAGTGACATAGGGGATCTTGAAGATGTAATAGCTAGTATGGCTGCTGATCTTGCTGATGATGATGAAGAAGAAGGGGGTAAGAAATAATGACTTATGATCTTGTAACAGGACAAAGAACTTTTTATCTAGGACTTTCTGGGGTTTCCCCAAATCCAAATAATGTAATTCATGATGTTATTTTTAGAGATTCTGGGGGAAATGATATTAAGTGTAGTTACTTTAGAATTAATGCATTAGTTGATGCCACAGTAGCAAATTCTGGGGCTTGGGCTGCTGAATTAAGTGGAATACCTCATACTGGAGATATGTTAACGGATTCATTAAGTAGTGTTTCTAATACAGTGGCAACTTCGGGAATTTGTGGTATTGGTGGTGCTATGGGACCAATAGGTCAATCCCGCATGAGTGGCATGGAAGTAATGGACAGGTGTGTACAGGAATTAAACTTCAAGTTATGTCAGAGGGTCCTTGGTTTATAGGTATAACCTATGGAAACTTGTTCCCATTAAATACTATAAGAACTACTAATAGTTTAGTTTATGATGCAGGAGTATAGGTGGGGAATCCCGAATGGCCG